CTGCTGAGTACATGGCAGCTTTAATAACTTCAGTGGCTGGCAATAAAGAAAAACTATTCTTGTATCTAAACGATTGTAGGAAGTTGAATATAAATGTTCTTCCTCCATCGATCAACAAATCTGGCATAGACTTTGAAGTTGAAGATGATAATAACATCTTGTTTGGTTTGGGTTCAGTAAGCGGCATCGGTGCTTCGATAGCAGAGTCCATAATACTAAAAAGAGATACCGAAAAACCATACTCTAGTATGTATGACTTTTTTAGAAGATGTGATCCAACCGTGCTAAAAAAATCTACTTTAGAGCACCTGTCTTACGCTGGGGCACTAGACGAATTGATACCAGAAATGGAAGATGAAGACTTAAATAGATCAGTTGAACTTTCTATTTTAGAAAAAGAAAAAGAAGAGCTAGGTATCTACGTTACAAAGCACCCCCTAGAGGGGACTTGGGACAAGATGAAACCAAACATTGATGTTGAGCTTATCCAGATACCAGAGTGTGCGACTAATAGCTACCTTAAGGTCGGAGGAATCATCACTGCATCTAAAAAAATAATAACCAAAAAAGGTGCAAGAATGTTTAAGTTTAACATTGAGGATCCAACTGGTGAGTTAGAAATAATAGTCTTTCCTAAGGACGCTAAAAACTATTCAGATGATTTTTTTAAAGCAGGTGAAATAGTTTACATATCTGGAACTCTGAATAGAGAAACCGATGATGAGAATTCAAGCTATAGAGTTTTCCTTTCTAACATAGAAAAGATAGACCATGCTACATTGTTTAGCGGTAAGGCTATCTATTTGGAAATAGATACTTTAAACTCAGAAAAGATACAACAGATTTGTGATATAATAAATGCGCACAATGGTAATAAACAGGTTTATCTTAAGGTAAAGAATAATTTAGGGACTTTTGTTTATCGTTTTAACAAAACAACAAACAGAAAAGCAGAAGCCTTACTTGACACAATCATACTATAAATAGGAGAGTTATGGCAGCGATAGGTAGTTTTCAAAATCCAACAGAAAAAGATTGTTGGAAGTATTGTCATTCTTGTGGCAGATGCGAGAACAAAGAACGTTACACAAAGTGTAACGGATGCAGTGGAAGATATGATCCGCAAGGGATGATAGAGCCATGTCAGGATGACTATTGTGATTGCAGAAACGGGATACTAAGATGGAAAACCCAGCAGGGTCGAATAGTCATAACTAGATTTAAATCAAACCCGTATGCAGGCACCGTGAAGATAGAGAAGAAATCAGAAGACGAAAGAGATTGGGACTCTTACGTTAATGACATGAGAAATAAAATGGGCGATCCAAACTGGAACCCTATAACAATAGTTGGAGACTAATTTATGTTAAGAGCAGAAGTAGGCAGAATGCACATGGGCAACGTTGTCCTTGTAGAGTACGAATCAATAGACGAAGAAAAGCCTTTGTTTTTTATTCAATCTGGTGCAGCAGGTTTTAACGCAACAAAAGAAGAACTCGAGCACTTATACGGAGTGCTTAACTATTGGTTTAATATGGAGTCTATAATGAATTGTGTTATCCAAACTAACTCTGTAGATGAAGAAGAGGAACAATAGATGAAGAAAGAAAACTATGACGAAATGGAGCTGGGCGATACTGGCTGGGTCCCAATGCCAAACGGGTCTTATAGAAACATTTACAACAATCATTATATCGATGACCTCGGAAGAGAATTCGATGAACATGGAACTTTAATATTCTCCCCTGACAATCTAAAGGAATAAATGATAAACATTAAATCGGTAGCAGATCTTTCTGACTTGGAAAGAATGTCCTTGATGGACTTGTCGTATTCTAGGATTGACACTTACAAAATGTGCCCAGCAAAATACTTTTATGGCTACATACAAAAAGAACCTAGACTATTTGGAGAGGCAGCCGTACTAGGCAATATAGTTCACTCCGTGTTAGAGGATAATCTTTCCAACGAAAAAGACCTAGACATAGAGAGTCTTTTTAATTCTTATGAACAAAAGAAGTCTGAGTGGGATCCTAATTCTATTATTAACTCTGAGCTTATATCAGTTGGCAAAGAGATATTAAACGAATTCTACGATAGACATTCCGGTGAGACCCTACATATTAAACATAAAGAAATGGGTTTTAACTTTATTGTAGGTCCATTTAATGTTAATGGTTTCATAGATAGAGTCGATGAATACGACGACAGAATCGAGATTATAGATTATAAAACCGGTAAGTGGGAAGTATCGCAAAAATCCATTAAAGACAACCTACAGCTCGGTATATACGCTCTGGCAGCCAAGCTAGCCTATCCTGACAAGCAGATCTATGCGGAGCTTTATTACCTAAGATCAGGTAAGCGCAAGGGCCATTTGTTTACTGACGAGGACATCCAATCTGCCTACGATAACTTGATCGAACAGGGTAATAAGATTAGGAATGACATCAGCTTCCCTACTACGTCCAATGAAAGAGTCTGTTCTTTCTGCGACCATGCAAAGTCCGGTGCTTGTGCAACCGGAGTTATGCGCAACAAAAAAGCCCAGAGCCGAAAGGCCCTGGGCTAAGTTGTCTAATTAATTTAAATTAGATACTGTAAGTTGCGTTGTTAACTGAATCAGCTACAAGGTCAACGCCATTGTCGCTTTCGATAACTACCTTGATTGCATCATCTGTGCTGTAACCAAGCAGTTCGAGAGTCTTAACTGCCGAGCTCTGCATATCAGCTACAAAATTATAAACTAGTAAGTTTAATGTTGTCATCTTATTTTCCTATTCTGAGTGGTTAACTTGTATTTTATTTAAAAGTATTATATAATAGGTATAACTAACAAGCAGTAAGGATATCTCATGAGCATCACAGTTGTCAAGCCAGACGAGTTTTTTTTGGAAAAATCTTTTCAATCAAAACATCCGAATTTTAAAGCCGCTGCTAAGAAATATTTAAATAAAAATATACCGCAAGAGGATAGTGTATCACCCAAAGGCGGCAAAGGCAACTTGTACAGGTACACAAAAACTGGATACAGAGAAGACATAGGAATAAACGTAAGGTCTAATTGGGAAGCAAACTTTGCAAGGCTTGCTCTCATATATAAAATAGATTTTGAATTTGAACCAAAAGTTTTTACATACCCGATTAAAAGGGGAACTAAATCTTATACTCCTGATTTTTATTTTAATAAAACTCAAGAATGGATTGAGATAAAAGGTTATCTAGATGAAAAAAGTAAAATAAAAATTAAAAGATTTAAAAGGTATTATCCAGAAGAGTTTAGTAAGTTCACGATGATCATAAGCAGGTATTCAAATGAAGCCAAAAAGTTTGTCGAAGACCTAGAAGTACCTAATGTAATTTTCTATGAAGATATCAGGGATTATTACTTTGAATTAATATACAAATGGGAAGGCAAATAAAATGGCGGCATATAAGGAACAGTATTACACCTTAGAAGAAAACGAAATGCAGGACTTGATTCAAAAAGCAAAAGATGGAAACATGTCCGCTCAAAATGAATTGATAAAAGTTTTCAATAACTTTTTGACAAAGTATTCTACAATGCTGTACTACCGGAAAGTACAACCTAGCAGATTATGACATAAGAAGGTTCATAGCTCTTTTTATAAAAGACAATTACGCAAGGCTAGCCTTGGTAAGGAACAAGATGAACCCTTCTGCTTTGAAGATAGTTAATGAAGCGATGAGGGGAATAACCTACATGGCAAAAAGGTACGGGGACGAAGAAGACATCAGGCAGACTGTCGACATGACGTTCTTTCAGTGCATAGGCAGGTATCAAAGGAAAGACTCCGAGAAAGGGCCTATACCATTTAGCGCATTCCTTTATAGTTATTTCTTCTACTTATTGAAGAAAAATGTTGACACATTCTTAATAGATCAACTAGGAAGAAAAACATTTCCGCTTATAACAGATGATGATTACGAACCAGAAGACGGCGAACAACAAGTAGGGTTCAAGGCTCCACCAGTAGAGTACGATCTAGCAAAGCTGTTATGTGTTGAATCAATAGATGAGATGTGGGTTCTTGGGACTACTGCGGCAGAACCTTTCAACCAGCTATCCATTCAAGAGAGACAGCTGCTAAAATGGAGGTTTGTTGATGGAAAGAAATCTTCGGAGATAGCAGAAAGAATAACAGAGCATCCTAACACAGTTAGAGAACACTTAAAAGATATAAGAGATAAAATTAAATCAATAATAGCATCCTCAAATCTAGAGGATCTTTTCAAATTCGTAAAGGAATAAAAAATTGGAAGATCAAAATCTACAAACGCTACACCGCTTACTTAGCGATTTTTTAAGCCCTCAGATAACAGAGGTGCTAAATGCTTACGCTGCGGGTGAAAACTATAAAAAGTATTTTATTGAAATACCAGATATGGATAATGTAGATTTAGGTATCCATGACCTAGCTAATCTTGTAGCTAAAACTTCCAACGCCTTTGGTAGAGCAGCTAGATTTGCTGGTATGGCTAGAGCCCATTATAAGATAGTAGAAGGTAGGTATAAAAGAATCTACAAGAAGAATAGAAACGGCAAGAACGAAGCCGAAAGAGAAGCATCAGCGCTGACTGCAGCAGAAGGCGAATACGAGGCTATGGTGACTGCAGAAGCTATAGTCAACTTAGCAGAGTCGATGGAGACTTCTTCTAGAATAGCTTCTGAGTCGGCTAGAAAATTAATGGACAAGGTTCAATCAATGCAAATAGCTTCAGCAAGAGAAGACAAAGGAATGCATTCCGAAAGTGAGTATACCCAATGGTAATGGCAGTCAAGTACATAGCCCACTATAAGTGCGTAGAAACACCGGAAGAATTTTATTCCGAAACAAGAAAGTCTTTAGACTACCCAACACAGGTAAGGTATAAGTCAAAGAATTATTTATTATTTGCAACGATGATAATAACTACTACAAAACAGGAGAAGAAGCTTGTTGAAGTAGCAAAAGAAAGAAACATAGAATGTTACGTAGAGTTGCAGTAGGCACATGCATATAGAGGTTTTTTGTGATGGAGCTTCAAGGGGGCAAGGACAAAAAAAGATAGGAGAAGCGTCTTGCGCTACTGTCGTATATAAGAATAGAAAAAAAGTGGCTCAGTTTGCAAGGGGGCTTGGGTCTAGAAGTAATAATGAGGCAGAATACGAGGCCGTAATTGCCGGTTTACTTGTTTGTAGTATGTCTGGGTTTCTAGACCCAATCATATATACTGATTCTGCTGTAGTGGCAAACCACATAAATGGAAAATGGAAATGCAAGAATAAGGCGCTGCTCCCTTTACTGATGACTATAGAAGATGTTAAGCAAGAGTTTAATTTTAGGGTTGTTCAAGTTAGCAGAAATATAGTCTGGGAACCTGACCAACTATGCAACCAATTTTTAGATCAACTTGAAAAAAGAATGTCATCTTACCAGAAAGCGTGATATAATATACCACATGGAAAAA